GCCGATGCCGACCTACTCAAGGCACAACTTGAGAACTTGGGGATAGAGACACTGACTAGCAAAGCAGTCAAAGGCTTCGAGGTACTAGGGAACACCATACGGTTCCTTTCGGCATTTCTCGACTTTGCCATGCCGTTCATTCAGGGACTACCCGTATTGGCTACAAACCCCGCAGCCTGGGCTCGGATGAGCCTACGCCACTACCAGGCATTCTTTGACCCGACGGTACAGGCGAGGTTGATAAGGGACAATATTGAGGACTTTCAGTGGCTGGCGAGACACGGAGTGCCCATCGGTGACCCGGAGTTCTTCCGTGCCTTGGAAGCGGGACAAGGGTTCTCTCCTGGCCGGATATTGGAGTTGCTACCTAAAGGAGAGGAAGCTAGGCATCTATTCCGGGTAGGTGGGAAACAGTTCTTTGGCCGGTTTGCTGCCTCTTATAACACAGGCCTGGGGTGGTCACGGGCACTGCTTTACAAGTCCTTGAAAGACTCATGGAAGGGTACGGACGCGGAACTAGCCCGGTATATCCGTAACCTGACCGGAGGCTTGGACTCACGAGCATTGGGTGTAGCACCAGGGCAGAGGGCCGCTGAAGGCATGTGGTTGGCGTTCTCCCCCAGGCTGCTCCGGTCCACGATTGCTCTTACAGTGGACGCTTTCAAACCTGGTACTGTGGTTGGGAGGAATTCACTACGGTCATTGGCACAACTAGCTACCGGAGCTACGATCCTTTATGTATTGACCGGGTTGGCCTTGCGTAAGGACTGGGACGAGATCTTTGTAGGGCTGAACCCTCTGAACGGGAAGCGGTACTTGTCCCATCAGATCAATGGTGACTGGATAGGAGTAGGAGGCCAGGTTAGGGCTATATCACAGTTTATATTTGGTTCCATAGTTAATCCAGAAAATCTAGTTACGACGCTTAGCCGGTTTGATAATCCGTTAATAGCATTAATTAGCAGTAGGGGCGCTCCACTCAGCGGGATTCTGGAAGTAACGGCGGAAGCCGTCACAGGACGTGACTTCGCTCCTTTTGACGAGATAGATGGTGTAATAGACCTAGCAAAGCATATAGGGACTTCAGCTCTCCCCTTTGTGGTCCAGGGAAGGATAGAGGGAGAGGGACTGAGAGCCCTGGTTGCTTCAGCCTTCGGGGCACGGACTTCTCCTGAGACAGTGTTTGAGAAGCGGGACGTAGCCAGAGACGAGTCACGAGTAAGGCTAGTGGCAAGCGGTGACATCCTAGCAGAGACGGTGGGTGTAGATTTCCGAGAGTTGGATCTGGACGTTCAGCGACTGATTGACGAGGACCCAGTAGTACAAGCAGCCAAGGAACAGGTGGCAGAGCTTCAGACCAAGCGTAACCGTCCTATTCAGATAATGACCAACAAATTAGATGAGATAGACAAGGACCATAACACGCTGCTTGCTGAGACAGCCGATCAACTAGGGCCTGGGAAGGCTTTCCGGATACAACTAGCCATACTGGAACGTGACCGCTCTAGGGATAAGGATGCAGAGCGAAAGAATCATCCTGATGCTCTTAGGCTGATTGAGGAGTTCGAGCCGTCTGAGGCTGCTTTCCAGATAGCTCTGACAGCCTACATGGATGCTTTGAATACCCCTGGATTGGAGAACCTTGCACAGATGCGATGATTGACCGGGTAGAAGTGTTCCTTCGTGACGACTCTGACTTACGGGCTATCTCGCCAGAGGCCGCTGATATGGTCAAGCAACTTGATGAAGACCGAGTTACTCTCAGGCCGTACTGGGATCAAATAGACTTAGTAATAGGTTGGCAGAGCCGAGCGAATCAGAGGATTTACAGAGGCTACCAGGGGTTATCTCCGACAGCCCAGAAACAAATGACCACTTGGGTAGATAGCGATAGTATGGCGGTAAGGAACGCGAAAGAGAATAATCGGATAGTAGTCAATGATGTCCAGAAGGCGATCAGCGATCAGTTAGAGCGAGCAATGTTAGGTAACCGAGATATTCGTGATGCTCTCGTTAGACAGGAGTATACCGTTACCAAGCAGCTAATCCGGATTCAGGCTAAAGAAGCAGAGAGAGAAGCGGTAGGAGTTACCCCATTAACAGAGAACATCCAAGATCAGAGGTCTCCCTCATTATCTGAATTGCGTGCTATCGCTGAAGAAGGGCTGCGTAATACTCCTCCAGATATTATGGCTATTTATCGTCGTCGTTCTCAGTCTGATCCTAGTATTGGTGACGAAGGATTTGATAATTATGTACGCCATGAAGTATTAGAGCGAGAACTGCTAAGTCGTGGCTTCTCTCCAGAAGCTGTACATCAACTAGCAGGGACAGTTTTCCCTGGCGGACAGCCTATACAATCAGGACGTTGATAGAAAGCGTCCAATACTAGGAGCTACCCCATGAAGCCGGTTCGCTGCCCATATTGCGACAAGAAACTAGCCGAGCATTTGGATGGCGGCGTGCTTATCGTGACTTGCAGGTGTGGAGAAGTCGTTACTATAGACAGGAGAATCCCGGTTGGTATAAGATAAATTCAAATATCTCTAGTGCGCTAGTCGCCGTTTGCAGCAGTGCGTTCATTGCCAGTCTGCCGACAGCGACTTTTTTATTACCCAAATTGGAGCCTCTTCATACGGAGAGAACCCAAGGAGACGAGATGGTATCACAGAACGGCACAGCCAAGAACGTAGAGCCTAATATAGAACCTACGTTGGACGACCTACAGACTAGACTTGAGGCGTCAGAGGCCAGCAACAAGAAACTGGAGAACGACCTGAGGTCTGAGCGTGGTCAGCGCACTCGGGAGCAGGCCATAAACGAACTGGTAGAGGATGTCGGGGGGATAAAAGCCCAACTCTCCGCTATAGCTAACCGTACCGCTAGTGGGGAGACTGAGTCTTTGCCTGCCGACTTCGCTGAAATAGACCAGAAGAAAGCAGCTACTACCGCTACCCGTAACTGGCAGGAAAACTACGAAGAGGCTGAACGGAATCTAGCTGATGCCTTGATGGACGATGACGAGAACGTCCTTCTAGACAAAGAAGCCATTGCCAGACTGAGCACCCTATGGCAGGAAGCCCAGAAGAAAAATGATCTTCACGGTCTATATCGGGTGGTTGGTCAGGCAGGTAAGGAAGCTAGGCTGGTAGAGAGACAGAAATCTCAGGCTGATGTTACCAAAACTGAGGAAGATGCCAAGTCTGCTAAGAAGGTCTCGGATGTCAAGAACGGTGTACATAACTTGGCAATCGGTACTCCCTCAGGGATAGGTAGCGGCAAGTCCCGAGCGCAGGTTGAAAACGCAACAGATATAAGTGACATCAGTGATGAGGACTATGCCAAGTATGTCGCTGATAGCTAGGAGCAGATATGGCAATTGGGAACTTCAATCCGACAATTTGGTCCAAGGGTTTCCTGGTAAACTTAAATAAGGCGCATGTTCATGCAGATGTAGTCAACAGAGACTACGAGGGCGAGATCCAAGCCGCAGGTGACACAGTAAAGATCAGTTCCATCGGTCGTGTCACTGTCCGGGCGTATACAACGAACTCGGGTTTGGGTGGCACGGACGCCTCGCCGACGTTTACGGCTATCCAGCGTCCCGAGGTCCTTCAGGGTTCCTCATTGTTCCTGACGATTGACCAACAGGAATACTTCAACTTCGCCATAGATGACATCGACTCTTTCCAACAGAAGCCAAAACTCATGGATAAGGCTATGGCCGAGGCCGCCTATGCAATGGCGAATGAGGTAGACCAGTTCGTAAATCAAACCCTACAGACTGGGGTAGCCGGTACATCTAACGGTAATGGTAACAAACTTGCTGCCAGGACTGTCGGTGTAGGTGCTGGTGACGATGACGCCTACGAGATGTTGGTAGACTTGAGTGTGAAACTAGCAGAGGCCGACGTAACTGGTCCTATGTGGTGCATAATCCCCCCTTGGATGCACGGGATGCTTCTGAAGGATGTCCGGTTCACCAACTACGGAACTGAACAGAACCGGGCAGTGCTGGAGAACGGACTGATAGGTAGGGCAGCTGGGTTTGAACTCCGGGTGTCGAACAACCTATCTGGTGCGACATCTGGAACCTTGGCTGTTGCCGGGGGAGTGTATACGGTTCTAGCAGGAGTCAAAGAAGCTGCAACCTATGCTGAACAGATTCAATCCATCACGGCATTCCAACCCCACGATGGGTTCAGTGATGCCGTGAGAGGACTACACAACTATGGCGCTAAAGTAACTAGGCCATTCGCTCTCGCTTCCTGCGAAGCGACCCAGGCGTAGCCTTAGGGAGGTGCATCATCGCAACTACAGCAATAACCGCTGAACTTTTAGTGGTAAACGCCCGATCTGCTGACCTGCCGGACGCAGGAGGCGGAAGTGGCAATGGTATTGTCGCTACTACACCATCTGATGGGTGGGTTGTCAGTCCGGCATCAGGCGAACAGTTTGATGAAAGAACCTGGTTCCGTGTCACTGCTGATTCAACAGGAGATACAGCGACCTTCAAAGCAGGAGATCGCTACCCGGCACAGAGAGCTGATCTCGGTG